TCACCGTGTCCTCCAGTCCGTCCGCGCGGGTGGTTCCTGGCCTGGGTGCACCTCGGCGAAGTGCCGGCGGATCGCCGCCTCGATCCGCTGCTTCCGCTCGTCCTCGCGCGCTGCCGCGTTCTCGCTCAGGATGCGCGAGCACTCCGCGGGGCTGGCGGTCAGCGGGACCTGCGGCAGCGTGAACGGCTCGGCGGACGGCCATTCCTCGTGGGACCAGCCGCACGCCAGCGCACACGGGAACCGCAGCACCATGGCCCTGGGGTGGCTCAGCGGGTACGGGCAGACGAACGGCGGGATGATGCTCGGTTCCGGTGGCGGCGCCTCCGCGGCCGCGCGCCGGGCCGCTTCCACCTCGGCGAGAGTCGGCGTCGGCAGGGAGGCGAGCAGGGCGTCGAGGTCCTGCAGATCGGGCACGGTGCTCCTCGATGGAAGCGGCCCCGCTGACGGGGGACAGCGGGGCCTGACGACAGTGTGACAGCAGCCGGTCAGGAGGCGGGCAGGATTCCGGTATTCCGCATCACCTGGCGATCGAGCCGATCCGCTACAGCAGCTCCCGCATGCGGTGCACGAGCTCCGCCATGACCTCCGGGTCCGGACCGCCCAGCTGCGCGCCGGCGAGTTCCGCCAGCTCCGTGTTCTGCAGCTGCCGCAGCCAGGCCGCCGCGGCGATGACGGTCTTCTCCCCGGCCTGCGTCAGGTCGATCAGCCACGTCCCGTCCGCTGCGGACGACACAGCGGCCACGTCCAGCGGCATCAGGTGAAGAGTCGTCACTGCGCACCTCCTGTTTCGGCGGCCGCACAGGATGCCACACATGGGAACGGCCGCCCCCGGAGCCAGGGCGGCCATCCGTTCGAGGGGTGAATGGTCAGCGCGCGAACAGGCTGACCACTCCGGTCGCCGCGCCCGCGACACCGGCGACAGCGCCGAGCACGCCCAGCGGCCAGCGCCGGACCTTCAGCGCCTCGACGTCCGCCGACAGCGCGGCGATCGCCCGGTCCGTCTCGTCGCGGAGCCGCGCGAGGTCCGCCTCGGTGCGCGTCGACCGCTCCATGAGCACGCTCAAGGAGCCCTTCACCTCGGCGAACCCAGTGCTGACCGTGCCTCGCAGCCGCTCCAGTTCGACGGCGACCGCCGGCTCCGACCCCGTCATGCTCAGACCTTCCTGGACAGGCTCGCCGAGTTCGGGTCCCCGAACGCGCGGGCCACCGTTCCCTTGATGAGCGCCAGGCCCGCGCCGATACCGGCGCCGAGCGCGGAGTACCACATGCTGGCGTGGGTGGCCTCGGCCGGAACGAACGCCGCCACGAAGCCGTAGGCGGCGGACGTGATCACCCGCTCGGCCAGGTCCTTCGCGTACGTCTCGGCTGTGCGCAGGATCGCGTCACCGTCGGGGAGGTGGAAGCTGCTGCTCATCGGTCAGGACTCCTTCCAGATCAGCGCCGTCAGCACGGCGCTGGCCACCTCGATGTCGGTCTTGCTCTGGTTGAGCAGCCGGACGCGCATGGAGCGGCCTGCGCCGATCCGCTTGGCCAGCGGCACGATGCTGTAGGTGCCGCCGGGAGTGCCGATCACCTCGTGGATCGGGTGGAGCGCCTTGAGGGCGTCGCCTTCCCACTCGCTCATGCGGACCTGGACGACGTCGCCGACGGGCAGACCGTCGAGGCGCAGCGACAGCGAGCCGGTGAACCGGGCGGCGCCGACCGCGAACACCGCACCGTTTGCGGCGTGGTGGCCGGCCTCGTCTGTCCACTCCTCAGTGAACTGGATCTCGTTCCACCCGCCGGGCGCCAGCTGGTAGGAGTGGGCCAGGCCGAGGTTGGTGTACGCGGGGCCGGTCAGCTTGACCTCCTTGGGCGGCGGGGTGCTGGCGGTGTCGGGGCTCCAGCTGGCCGGGTGCTTCAGCCGCTCGGCGATGTCGGCGCGCAGCTGCTGCATCGTGAACTGGAACCGGCCGCGCTTGCCGTAGCCCTCGACCGGCCCGAGCGGATCGACCTTGCCTTCGACGCTGGTCTCCAGGTGCCCGGCGCAGCTCCCGGCGCCCCACCCGTGGTGGCGGCAGATCGCGGCGTTCCAGCGGACCCAGGCGTCGTACTGGGCGCGCGGGTACACGTCCTTGCCGTTGCCGAGGTTCTCCACCTCGACGCCGTACAGCGCGTCGTTGCCGTCGACGGTGCCGCTGCTCTTGTCGGGCTTCGGGATCGGCTTCTCCGCCACGATGGCGTTGTACGAGTTCACGGCCGCGAGCCCTGCGTGGTTGGCGCGGTGGCAGGACACCAGTACGGCCACGCCGGACTTCGGCAGGAACGTGTGACACAGCGGCGCGGGCAGGTTCGGTGCCCCGTCCGCGGCGACCGCGCCGAGGCTGTTCGAGCCCGCGGTGTGGTGGTTCAGCGCCCCGTGTACGGGGCCGAACGCCTTGCCGGTGGCGGCATCACGGTCGCGGGTCGTCCAACCGCTGTACTCGGTGAACTTCACGCCCTCCGCCTTGAGGGCTGCTCTCCACTGGTCGGGCGTCATCGGATCGGACAAGGGGACCACTCCCAAGGGGTGGGATCCTCGCCCGGCCCAGAACCAGCGGCGTCGCTCTTGGAGTTTAGCTTTCCCCTCCGGCAACGGCCTTTGCCTGCCCGGTGTAGCTGGACAGGCTGCGAGCCACCGCATCCGGGATACCGACCGCGATGAGCGCGGTGTAGTCCTGCAGGCGCTGCGCCTCCTCGGCCGCCAGCAGCTCGGCCAGACGAGCCTCCTGGTCTGCCAGCATCTGGGCCTGCAACACCTGGTACTCCGCCTCAGTGATCAGCCGGCCGGGCCGGGACAGCACCGGGTCGCTGCCGTCGCCGGTGACGGTGAGCTGGGCGATCACACCGTCCTCGTACACCACCCAGAAGTTCCGCGGCTGCGGCGCCGGCTGGTCGCCGCCGTCGTCGCCGTCGCCATCGTGACCCGGCCACGGCCACGGCAGAGAGTCCAGCATGGTGCGCTCCTCACAGGCTGATCAGCAGGACGCGAAGGGTGTAATAGATGGCGTAGTAGTAGGCGCTGGCGGCTCCGCGGCCGACTTCCGCGCCGAACCCGACCGGCATCGAGGAGCCCGCAGCGAGCGTCCCCCTGCCGAGAAGCTTGGTGTGCTGGGTGTGAATCCCGCTCATGGTGCTGGCACCCGTGTTCCGCACGTACTGCATCTCGTCGCCGTCGAAGCCGGTGGCCGCCGCCCCACCGGCTGGCAGAACGAGCCAGATGTCCACCTCCTGCTCGGCCAGCACCAGCGCCGCGTGGCAAGCGTCCGGGTTCGTGACCGTCACCGAGTACGTGTCCACGGTCGTTAACCCCGTGGTCGGCACGGGCACGTTGTTGTACGTCCGGTTCTCGAAGTAGTTGGTCATCGTCGCCTTGCCGCGCGGCTCGCTGCGCAGCGCGCCGCTGCTGTCGCACGCCACGACGCCGCCCGCGCTGTCCACGCTGCACGGGTACGGCCAACTGCCCGTGGCCACCTGGAGCGGGGTGCTGCCCGAGCCGTTGCCGGACAGGCCGCACCCGGTGCTCACCGTGGCAGCGCCGGTCGGCACGAACAAGGAACCGTCCGGCAGCTCGGTGAGGTTGTTCCCCGCCTGCCCGGACACGTTGGCGCCGATGATGCCGGTCGCCGGGTCGTAGCTCACGCCGGGGCCGGCCGACAGACACGACCGGACCGCCTCGCACGGCACCTCAGCCGAGATGACGAAGGGGTTGGCCGGCGAACCCGAGCCACTCACCGACGTATTCGTACCGGCCGTCACCGTGCAACTGCACTGACCTCCGCCGCACCCACAACGCGCCACTGCTCCCACCGTCCTCGGGGTTGTGCTCGGGCCCGGCCCAGAACCAGCGGCGCGACCCCGAGTCTATCGACGGGCCCCGGACAGCACCCGGACAAGATCAGTGGCCTGTCCGGACAACACGCTTGCAGACCTCCGCGGCACCGCGGGACGCGCCCGCACTATCACCGCCGCCGTCAGTACCAGTTTCGCCGCAGAGGGGCGCCGACACTAATTCCGGAGCAGCGGAAGGTAGCCCCACCTGAGGAACCCCATGGCCGTTTGACAGCTTCCGTAGACACGGCTCGGATATTCCCGGTTAATCCAGACATTGAACACATTGCTCATGTTGCCTATCTACGCACCTGAAGCGATTTTTCGGCGATCGCCGCGATGGCAGGCGACATCAAGCCAATGATCCACTTAGGCATGACAGTTGACTGAACACGCAATACCATCATGCCGACTTCCCGCCGATAGATGGCGGCACCAACGACCCCCCCAAGAAGGGATCTCTATGCAGGTCCGAAAAAGTCGTGTACTGGCGGCCCTAATATCCCTCGCCACCGCAGCCACCATAGCTCTCGCCGGTGCGCCCGAGGCTCAGGCAGATACCCCGACTCCCGCCCACGGTAAACTGATCGACTCGTGGAGCCCGCAGGACATCACTTCCCAGCCAGTCGCGCATCTGACCAGCCCTATGAAATCCGGGGCCAAGCGCTGCAGACAGCTACCCGCAAACTCACCCGCACGCAAGGACGGCGCCACTACGGCGTGCCTCCAGATAACCGATCCGTCCAATAGCAGTAAGTCGGTGCATAGCAATCGCCTGAATGCCGCCCAGTCGGCTGCAGCATCGTGTGGCGACGAGGCAGGCAACTTCTACTTTTCGCGGCACGCCTACTGCCTTGCCAGCACCACAATCACTTTCACGGAATACAACAGAGCGAAACCCGAAGAGATTCTCGGCACCGGCGTCCTGACGATCAGCAGCAACGCCACGTTGTCGGCAACAAGCGGCCAGTGGCAGGAATCGGTGACCGTCGCCCTGTCCAAGACCACAGACCAGGTCACGGAACTCAACGTAGGCCTCACGGCCAAGTGCGATGCCAGCTGCACCGCCACAGCACCCAACCCCTGGCCCGGTAGCCAGCTGCTGACCCAGGGGCAGTCCGTCTCCGGCAGTGTCACTTTCACGGCCACGCCCGGCGCAGGACAGGTCAGCAACATCACGACCAGCTACGACCTGAACGTGACACAGCCGGGGACCACCCCGATCAACGAGGACACTCCCTGGAGCTTTCCCGGCCAGATCCGCTGCGACACGACCTTCGCCAACAACACCAGCACTGGCTGCGTCATACCGGCCATCCGCGCGCAACTTGTACTGCCACTGTCCTCATACGGAGCCGCGGCGGCCACCTACGGCTGGGCGGAGCAGAACATGATCGACCACTGGGGATCCCACGACAACCCGCTCCAACGGCTGGCCGATGACACCACACAGGGCGCAAACCGCACAAACACGTGCGGAGCGGGCGCCACAAGGCCTTTTGTGACGCTTCCGAACAACGTCACCGACGACAGCTGTGACGAATACCCCTTCGCCGGAACCTACCAGGGAGGTACGAACGGTGGCCTGTGCGCGGACATCGTTCCCCTGCTGGAGAACGGCGTTTGGAATTTCTATCAGGACCCCAACGCTCCTGCGGTAACCCTCAATGAGCCGTGTATTCGCGGCCATGTTCCACTGCCGCAAAACCAAGCTGCTGGTGGCAAGCTCGGCAGTAACAATCAGACCGAGCGTATCCTCGACCTCGAAAAATTCGACGTCGTGATCACAGAATGACCTCCCTGCGGCTGCCCCTGGGCCCCGGGGCAGCCGCACACAAACAGAACTACAGGAGCATGAATGACCACTTCGCCCTTGGGCTGGAACTGGATGCTAAATAACCGCTTCGACGGATTCTGCCTAACGTTCACCCATGCCATTAACCCCACTGCCATCCTGCAACGCTACGGAGCCGATGCTCCCAAAGCACGCATCATCGAATTCCCGCAGGCTTATGAACTACTTCAGCCAGGCCCAGACACCTCGGTCCTCAGAGTCGGGACCTTCCGAGAATGGACCTTCTGCTTCGAGACCCTCGGCGTTCAGAGCGTAATGCCAGCAGTCCTCGCAGCGCTCTCTCAGACCACGCAGACGGTGGCGGTCAACCTGGGAGCCAACGCCCTGCACATGCTGGAGCACTGGGTGGACGGCCAGCCACGCGAGCGCTTCGAGCCGGGACAGGCGACCTCCCTACAGGCTGCTGACGCCCACCCGTTCTGGGACGCCACCGAACGCCACCGGGGCAACCACCACGACCTGCCAGCCGTCCTCGGAGCTCTCGAAGCCGTCGGTGACCACATCGGCGGGCACCTCACCGCCGATCTCATCGAAGGCCCGCTGCTCACCACCACCCTGCCATGGACTCTTCCCCCGCTCCCCTCGCCGGCCGCGCCTCTTCCCTTCGTCCATGCATCTCAGACGAAGCCCCTCGGGCCGCCCATTGACAGCTGGTGACGTCGTGGCAGCTCCCGCCGACCAGCGAGACAGCGATCAGGACACCATGCCGGTCGGTATCTAGGCCGTGTGGCGGCTGGCCTGGACGGACACAGTCCGGAGAACCTGCCTGGTCAAGATCAGGACATGGGGTCAGCCCCACAGCTCCACGATCACCAGGCCGCCGCCCCCGCCGGTGCCGTTCGTCGTGTCCCCGTCCCGCGCGAGGGCGCCGGCCGCTCCGCCCCCGAAGCCGCGCGAGCTGCCGCCGCCGCCGGTTGAAGCCCGCCGCCAGCCGCCGTGACCGAGGCGGGATTCGCCGCCCTCCCCTGACTGGCCCTCACCACCGCTGAGCCGGAACGCTCCCCCGCCCGGGCCGCCGCCCTGGGTGAAGTCCCCCGCGCCAGCCGCTGGGCCGGGCGTCCCGGAGAAGCACACCATCGCGGTACCGGTCGACATCACCGCCTGCCCGCCCGCGCCACCGTTCGCGGTACACAGGCCGCCGAACGACGAGCCGCCGCCCGGCCCGCCGTCCGTAGTGGCTGTGCCGGCCGCACCGCCCGCGCCGACCACGACCGTCTCCGTTGCCCCGAGCGCCGAGACGTCGATCAGCTTCTCCGAGTAGCCGCCGCCCGATCCGCCGGGCTGTGCCACCAGCTGGCCCGCGCTCGCCCGCGCCCCTGCCGCGCCGCCACCGGCCGCCTGAACCCTCACGAAGACCCTCGCCAGCCACGGGTAATCGGCCTTCTTGAACACGTACGTGCCAGCGGTGTTGAAGTAGAGCACCTGGCGCAGGCCCTGCTGACCTGGGATCAGGCACAGCCGCCCGTCGTCGCCGACGACGAAGTAGTCCGAGCACACGCAAACATTGGCCACAGCTCGCCCCTCGGGTGCGAAGTGAGCCCGGCCCAAAACCAGCGGCGCGACACCGAGGTTAGCCCGACCGGCCTGCGTCCAGCGCGATCACGTGGACCTGCACACCCGGCCCGGCCGGCTCGGCAACGCCCGTCCCGCGCCGGGCCCGGGTCCGCCAGGCCCGCACGGTCACGCACCAGGCGGTGACCTCCTCTAGGACGACGAGCACGGTGCGGTCGTCGTCCGGCGCCGGGTCCACCGCCGTCGCGGTGACCGCCGGGGGCGCCCCGTACGCGGCCGGGAACGTCCAGCGCGCACGTCCGTCGTCGCCGGTGACCACCACTGTCCCTGCGGGCCCAGCAGGGGCCGGCGGCTGCGGCTCGTGCGGAGCCGGGTCGTCCTCCACCGGCCCGTTGGCCGGTCGCCTCCGTGCGGCGGTGCGTGCCCGGTGGTCGAGGTGCCCGAGGACTCCGGCCAGCGGGCTGCCGACGATCCGCCGCGCGGGCGATCCACGCATCGCCATCAGGCCGTCTCCGCCCCGGACGCCGCCACCTGCACCTGTACCGACTCGCGGCCCGCGGTGTTCTCGTCGCCGCCCGTCTCGGACACCTTCACCCCCACGATCTTCAGCCGCTGGGTGACCTTCCGGCAGGTCTCCGCGCTCGTCACGTCCAGCGACCAGCCCGGCACCAGGCTCGGCACGTCGACTGCGGCCTCCGGGGAGATCGTCACCTCCTGCGTGTCGATGAACACCGGGACCGACGCCGAAGTCCGCTGCCGGGCCCGCGCGGACTCTTGCGCCGACCTGCTGTCGGTGATCTCGGTCTGCTCCACGTACCGCTCGTGCAGACCGTAGAACGGGTCCATGCCGCCGGCGTCGCCGAGAACGCCGCTGTCGTCGCTCCCGGCGACGATCCACCGCGTGATCAGCGAGTCGCCGTCCTCGGCGACCTCCAGGCCGTCGGGCAGGTCGGCGTCGGACAGCCGGCCGACGCTCTGCATGAACGTCTCGGGCAGCAGCAGGATCTTCGGTCCGATCGCCGTGTAGTCGAGCCCGGCCTCGGCGAGCTGGCGCAGCCAGTCACCGGTCTGCCCGATGTCCTGGGTGTATGACCGCGAGCCGGTCACCCCGGCCGGGCCGATGACCTCGATGGCGTGGCCCGGGTCGTCCGGCCGGAACCCGTCATCGATGAGCCACTCGGCGACGTCCATCAGGTCGACGTCCGTGAACGCCTTCGTCTCGTGGACGACGCGCCGGTCCAGCCACGCCAGGATGTCCTTCGCCGACAGCTCGATCCCGCTCAGTGTCCAGCTGATGTTCGTGATCGGCCCGTCCCACACGTACTTGCCGTCCCGAAAGATGACCAGGCGGTTCCTCCAGCTGGTGACCCGACCGAGCCTGCCGCAGCAGTCGCCGTCCGGGTTGATGACCACCCGCGCCGTGCTGACCGCGTCCAGCGTTCTGCTCCACTCGACCGTCGCTAGGACGTTGGCGACAGCGACGGTCGCGCCACCCCGGTCAACGACCTGGGCGGTGTGTGATCCGCATCCGGCTACGGCCATTACCTTCCCCGTCCCGACACGTTCAGCGTCACCAGCGCGTCCATGGCCGGCGGGTTCTCCACGTCGGTGCTGAGGCACACGCAGTAGCTCGCGCAGTCCAGCGTGCTGAAGGTCGCGGGCATGCCGTCCATTCCGTAGACGTCGGAGGAGCTTTCGCAGACCCCGTTGCACTCGACGGTCGCGCGGCCGGTCTGTCCGTCGAGGGTGACGGCGCCCCCGGCAGGCACGAAGCTCACGTGCCAGTAGCTGTGTGGCGTGCACCGGTTGAAGTCGGCGAGGTCTTCGCAGGTCATGCCGACCTCGGTCTGCTCGTAGATCTCGATCGTCAGGTTCCGCAGGTCCGTCGACCCGGACCGGATGGTGACGATCGGCACGTCCGACGACCAGCTCGGCCGGCTCGTCAGGTCCATCGTGTAGCAGGTCCGCTCGATGGCCAGCGGCAGGCAGAAGCAGGTGTTCAGCGGCGCCCCGGGCAGCGGCGGCGCCGCGGGCGTACACCGGGGGTCGGCGCATGCCGCCGCGGGGTCGACGCAGGCCGCGAACCGGCAGCCGCCAGGGCACTGCTCGGTGGATCCGGCCGGGTGCAGGCACCAGCCGACGCAGGCTCCGTCGAGGTCCATCGGTGGGACGACTTCCAGCACCGGCGTGGGATCGGTGTAGAGCCACGGCACGGCGGCCGTCAGCACGAACTCCACGGTCAAGATGTCGGCGCCGGACTGGCATTGGCCCGTGCCGCACCCGTCACCGGCGCGCGCGGTCACCCGCGGCCCGTCGGTCAGCGCGACCCTGCGCAGGGTGCGCCGGTGCCGGGCGTTGAACTCGGCCGGGGTCATACCGGTTTCGCCAGGGCAGCAGTTGTAGGTGACGAGGCAGTCGCCGTCGCAGTCACCGCTGACGCAGCCTTGGAGTGCCTGCGACAGCCAGTGCAGCCCGTAGTCGACGCCGCAGCAGGTGGAGCCGAGGACGAGCGCGGTCACGGTGATCGTGCGCGGGACCGCGCGGGCCGGGCCGATGGAGCCGCCTCCGGCGATGCCGCCGGTCACCGACCGCTGCACCGGGTAGTCGTCCATGCCGGCGACGTCCAGCACCATCAGTCCGGCGAACTCGGCGCTCTCGGGCACGTCCGCGTCGTACCAGGGCGCGGGAGACGCCGGGTCGTCGGGCGTCGTGTAGGGCAGTTCCATCAGCCACACGCGCCGGTGCGGAAGGTGGGCCTCCCAGGAGCGCAGGGCGTACTTGAGCTGCTGGTTGACCGGGCCCTCCCGCACCGGCACGACCAGGTCGGGGACCTCCGCCATCAGGACGTCAGGCAGAAGTCGCCGCTGACCGGCGAGTATTCGCACGTCGGCTCGGGCGGTGCCACGTTGGTCAGGAACATGCGCTTGTGGCAGTTCGGGCCGAGCGGGGTCAGCATCGGGCCCGGCGTGCCGGCCCTGTCGGTCGGCATGACGTCGTACGGGCCGACGCCCCAGCCGCCGCCGGTGCGCGTGTTGCCGGTCATCTGCAGCGTGACCGCTTCGCTGCCGATCTCCAGGTCGCCGAGGATGCCGTTGGTGATCCAGGGCAGCAGGAAGTACAGCCAGGCCCCGCCGGTGCCGTCGGTCTGGCAGACGTCGTCGCCGAGGACTTCGGCCCAGAACTCCAGGCCGAAGCCGGTCTTGCAGGCGATGGAGCAGTCGTCGTAGCCGATCGGCTTGCCGTCGAACCCGTACACCACCGGGTTGCCGGTGGTGATCTCCAGGAACTCCGGGCTGACGGAGAAGAAGTTGATCTCGACGCCGAACGAGTTCAGCGTGGGACAGCCCTTGCGGAAGCCGCACACCTTGCCGTTCGCGGCCTTGTACTTGATGTCGTCGCCGTCGTCCGTGTCCGGCTTCAGGGCCACGGAGGCCAGGCAGTCGAAGACGAACGCGCTGTCGTCACCGCAGACAGGACGGCCACATTGATCGACGCGGGTTACGCGGACAGTGTCCAGATTCGAAATCAGCGGACATGTCACGGGCGTCAAACCTCCCCTGATGCAGGAAGGCCCGGCCCACAACCAGCGGCGCTACTCCCCCAGCATAGCCAGGGAGCAGCACCGCAACACTGAGCTATGGCGTGGGGTCAAGGCGTCAACGGCCTGATGGCCGGGGGGCTCCACGGTGACGAGCTATCCGTTAGGGGCCGGACCCGTTGCGGCCATTGCCAGTCCGGCCCGGCCCCCAGCTGAGATCAGCCTGTATGCGGAGTTCAGTCGGATGTTCTGAAGCTCATGCCGTAGGCATCACTCGTCTTGATCACTTGTGTCGGTACCGCAGGCGCCGACCATACCTGGATGAGGTGTTCCTCTACGGGGTCGTCCTCGACAATGAGTTCTTCCTGTCCGGCATCACGGCCCCGAGCGTGCACGCGTACCCGGAACGGGCCGGGACCCGCGGCGGTGAAGGCCGGCAGGAGCGGCGCCTCGTCTTCCATGTCAGTAGTGACGCAGGGGCGTTCGCCGGGGAGCAGCAGGCTCACTTCGACGATCTCGTCCCAGGCACCGTCATCGACGGCCTCTGGTTCGTGTTCAGTTACTTCAACGGTGACGGCGACCGGGCCGGTTTCAGTTCCGGTCATGACGACGGCGAAGTCACCCGGGTCGTGAAGAATCCCGGGAGCCGCGATGGGCGCCACGAGACCATTGAACCCGGTGTAGTTCCATTCGCCGACGTCGAAGACGTCGCCGTTGATCCAGTACTGATTGTTACTTGCCCAGATGCGGGCAGTCGCCGAGATCACAGCCACCTCCTAGACGGCAACCCAGAAAGGGTCACCGTCAAGTACACGGTCTGACTTCCAAAAAGCGCCTACGCGCCCGCCCTGCGAGTTCTGCTCGCTTGTCGGCACCCAGGCCCATCCCCAGTCGGGCTGCTTACTCAGAGAGGCCCCCTGGTTGGTCTTCGCGAACGGGTATTCGTCACAGGACTTGCCAGCTGGACGCTTCCGCGACGAGGGGCAGGCTACCTTGCGGTTGCTGCTCTCCACCTTCGGGTTGGTGCTACGAGTCAGTGGCTTACCGTCAGCCTTGCGCCCGAAGTGGCTGGGTCCCGCTGCCTGGATGCGGCGGATGTTCGCAGCAATGTTGGGGAGCGTTGCCATGGAGGTCATCGTGGGTATGTAGCCCGGGAATACGCAGCCAGCCCCCTGCCCGCCGATCAGGTTGTCACACCGGAAGTCAGGTGACGTTTCGCGGATGCCAGGCCCACTGAATCCGGGACTCGGCGCGAAGGAATAGGTGGCCTTCGTCCTGTGCTGTGTCGTGGTGCTGTCGGAGAAGGTGACGGTACCGTGGGCCTTCTCGCCGATCTTCACCGGTATTCCCCGGAGGCCCGCAACAGACGCCTTGCAGGACCCACCGCAGCTGACGGAGAGGCTAAAGGTCAGTCCGCTGATGTTGGCAGCGCCCGTATAGCCGCGGATCTCAAGCGAGACCTTGTCGGTGAAAGTGCGGCTCTTGACGTTCAGCTGGATTTCGTGTGCCGTGACGGCGTCAATGAGTCCCTCTTTGGTTCCTACGATGACAGGGACCGAGTGGTGGACCTTGGCGCAGGCGTAGGTGCGGTTGTACAGGTTGCTGCCAACTGCCGTGCAAGGTGATGCGGCGGCGGGCTGCTGAGCAGCAGCGTTGGCGGTCGCGGTGGTTGCGGTGAACACCAGTATGGCCGCGCCGATGGTGGTTGCAAGTTTGCGCATGCTTTCCCCCTTGCTTGGAAGGTCGAAGTCACCTTAACCGCGCTGCAGTTGGGGGCAGCAAACCGGGTATGGGGGCTGTCCGTAAATGGTCTCCGAGTCGGCTTGGGCATGGCTGGTCGCCGTACTGCTTCATCGCTTCCGTGACAAGCAGTCACGGGACAGTCCTTAACGCCTGCACGGCTTCCGTCCACGCCTTCAGTTCGGCAACGGCCTGGTCGGCGAGGAACGCGCTGCGCGCGAGCGCCGCAGCGGCGGCATCGGCTCGGCGGTCGCCATCGGCGTGCAGCTCCTCGATGGCGGTCACCCACGCGGGCACGTCCTGGCGGTCGAGGAACAGGGCAGCGTCGCCGAGGGCTTCGCGCAGGCCCGGCGTGGGATGGGCGATGACCAGGATGCCGGAGGCGAGGGCTTCGACGGCGGCCATGCCGTATGACTCGTAGAGGCTCGGGGCCAGCAGGATGCGGGTCTTGGCCCACACCTCGCCGCGCATGTCCGACGTCTGGCCGATGACCCAGGCGTTGGGCGGGTGCGGCTGGAGGACCTGGGGGCCGTGGGAGCCGGTGACGCCGAGGAACGCCAGCTGCGGGAGCTGCACGGCAGCGGCGTGCCAGGTGTCGACGCCCTTGTCACGGTTGAGGTTGACGAGAGTGACGTGCTCGCCGGTGGCCGGCGCGCGGTGCTCGTCGGGAATGACGGGCGGGTGGACGATCAGCGACGGGATGCGGTCGACCTCCGCGTACCGGGGCGCCAACGAGCCGACGATCCAACTGGTGTTGTAGACGACCAGGTCCGGGCGCAGGCGCAACGCGCGGGCGTTGCTTTCGAAGTCGGAGTGCAGCAGCAGGACAGAGCGGGCGTAGATCCGGTGTGCGAGGAGGATCGCACGCTCGGCGAACCCGTGATGGGAGACGACCACCTTCGGCCGTAGGGAGCGGATCAACGCCGCCGCCGACGCCGCGTCTGCCTTGCGGTGCGGGACGCCGTCAACGTCCCACGAGGCGGGCGCCTCGGGCATCTCGGAGGCGACGACCAGGACACGCAGGCCGGCGCTCTGCAGGGCCCGCATCATCGTCTGCAGCATGGTCTCCGACCCTGCCCGCCGGTACGGCACCGAGTAGTGCACCCAGGCCACGACGTCCGGGCGGCCGGGCAGCGGCGGCACCGGAAGGCGTCGGCCCGTGGCGGCAGGCCGGTGCTGGTGCACGCGCTCGCACGCCTCGGTGAAGACCCTCAGCCTGCCCTCGTAGTCGAGGCCGGCAGTCTGGGCGCGGGCGGCGGCCGACGCCGCGGCGTACGCGCCCGGATCGGTGAGCCGGCGGATCTCGGCGGCCCACCGGACGGGGTCCTCGCGCGGCGCGTACACCGCGGCGTCACCGAGCGCCTCACGGATGCCGGGCAGCGGCGCGGCAAGGACGGGGATGCCGGACAGCATCGCTTCGACGCCGACCCGGCCGTACGACTCCCTGGCTGACGGCATCAGCAGCAGCCGGGTGCGCGCGTACAGGGCGCGCGGGTCCATCCGGTCCGCGAGTTCGACGTTCGGCAGGTCCAGGGGGACTTGCCGACCGCCGGTGCGGACGGCGAGGAACCGGGTGCCGGGCAGCTGCTCGGCGACGGCGGCCAGGACGTCGGCGCCCTTCGCCGTCGTGGACCCGTTGAGGGTGACGCACTCACCGGGCGCCGCCAGGTAGCGGCCGGGGTCGACCGGCGGCGGTGAAACGAGCAGCGGGCCGCGGTAGGCGGGGTAGTGCGCGCGGCATGCCTGGGACGGGAACCAGGCGAGCGCCGGGCGGCCGAGCTGCCGGTTGGCAGACATGCCGTGAACGAGCAGCAGGTGGGGCACGCCGCGCATCTGAGCCACGATGCCGGGCGCGCGGCGGTCGCCGTGGTGGGAGAGGACCAGCTCGGGCCGGACCGCCTGAAGGGCCCGCCACCAGTGGCCGAGCGGCCACACCCTCACCCCCGTCTGGGCGGGGGCGCCCGGCGTGGTGGTGACGACGTCGACCTGGTGGCCGGCGGCGACCAGGCCGTGAACGTACTCGCGGCTGGTGACGTGGGCGCCCGTGGCCGGGGCGGGCTCCCACGTCGACAGCAGGGCCAGGACACGCATCTCCGCCGCCTACTGGCCGTCGTCGGGCGCACTGGACACCTACTGCAGGAATTGCCGACGGCCCTTCGCGGACGTCTCCGGTTACGACTGCGAAGCGCGCGTCGACAACCGGCACCTGATCGGCGGGGACCAGTCCGTGCGCGCGAAGCACAAGCCCGCCCCGACGCCGCCTCCCGGCGCCAAACCGTCAGGCACCTACAGCCGCCACGGCCTCAAGGCGTACGTCGCTGGCGTCTCCCGCCCCCACATATAGATCGCGGTTGGAGACCACGCGATGTTAACCCGGAGGAGTTCCTAATGACGATGAACGTGCGATCACTTACAACGGTGATGTGGAGGTCATCCGCTCCGTGGCGCCATGACGCCCTCGGCCTCGGTTCCGAGCTGGGACGCCAGGTGCTCGGCCATCAGGAGCAGGGTCCGGTCCGCGTAGGCAGGTCCCACAAGCTGTACACCGATCGGGAGGCCGTCGGTGTTGCGGCCGAGTGGCATGACCAGGCTGGGCAGCCCGACGTGGCTGGTGAGGTTGGCCCAGCCGGTCTGGTCGAAGAAGCTCCGGTCGGCGCCGTTGACAGTGAGGGTACGGCTGCCGGCCGGAATCGCCGCAGTGGGAGCAGCAGGCGTGATGAGGACGTCGTAGGGGCCATCGGTGAAGAACCGGTGCCACGCCTGCTGCATCCGAAGGCGCTCCTCGTTGGCGCGGAGCCAGGCACGGTGAGTCTGCGTGCGGTGGCGCAGGATGGCTGCTTTTGGGCTCGCGTCGCCTGGGTCCAGGTCACGGGCAGCGGCGAGTTCGGCCGCGCCGGCGTCGTCGTCGGTGGTGGCCGTCGTGGTGGCGTGGAGGAGCTGCTCGAAGAGACGGAGGGAGTCGGCGAAAGCAACTGGCCCGGCCGTGCGGTGAACAGTGGCGTCGGCGGAGGCGATTGTCCCTTCGAGGGCGGCGAGAGCATCGGCCGTCTCCCGGTCGACGGGACAGATTGGGTCGTCTGCCCACACCGCCACACGGAGTCGGCCGAGCGGGCGCTGCGCTGCGGACAGCGTGACGCCCCAGGGAGTGTTCTCGACGGGTGACGGTGTCGTCAGCGCGGCAAGGAGCAGGTCGAGGTCGCGGGGATGGCGGGCAAGGGGCCCGGGCGTGACCATGTCGCTGCTGGTGATCCATCCCGGCGGTCGGGGGATGTGGCCGCGGGCCGGGACGAGTCCATGGGTGGGGCGCAGGCCAAAGACACCGCAGTAGTGGGCGGGGAGCCGCAGGGAGCCGGCGAGGTCGCTGCCGAGGTCGGCGGGAGTCAGATAGGCGGCGACTGCTGCGGCGGGGCCGCCGGAGGAGCCGCCGGTGGTGCGTTTCGGGTCGTGCGGGTTGAGCGTGGGTCCGAATAGGGCGTTGTCGGTGTGCAGGTCCTGGCAGTAGGCCGGGGTGTTGGTCTTGCCCATGATGACGGCGCCTTGGTGGCGGAGTCGGGCGACCGCGTCGGCATCGCGTGTGGGGACGTGCTCAGCGAGTTCCTCGGCGCCGCTCGTGGTGCGTAGGCCGGCGGTCTCGAAGCTGTCCTTGATCGTGAGAGGAAGGCCGTCGAGAATCCCGGTGCTCGCGTTACGGGCGCGGCGTTCGTCGGCCGCGTGTGCGGCGGCTCGGGCCGCACTGTTGTCGCGGGTGACGACGGCGTTGATCCGGCTGGCCTCTATCTGGGCAAGGTGAAGGTCGAGCAGTTCGCGGCTGGAGATCTCGCCTCGGTCCAGGGCCTGGAGCTGGACGTGGGCGGGCTGGTGGGTGAGGGCGTTCGTCATGCGGAGACTCGCTCAAGGTGGGGGGCGCGTGCGGGCTGGCGCGGCAGGTGACGCGCGACGTCGAGGAGAGCCTCGATGTCATCCATGGGGCGGGTGGTCTGGCGTTTGGAGTCGGCAAACTCGGTGAGCTGGTCGGGCTCTGGGCGGGCGCCGGCGGCCCGGGCGGCGATCCCGGCGAGAATCTGGTCGGCCGTGACGGCCGCGGACAGCTCGTGTCCATGGAGCCCCCGGGCCCTATGCCGGGCTTCGCTGGCCTCGCGGGTGGACGCGTCGAGGTACTGGCGGATCACGAAACGGCCGTCACGGATCTCAACGGCTCGGCGGTAGAGCCTGATCGAGATGCGCCGGAAGCGGCGCCGCTGGGCCGGATCGACCCTGTCGAGCGGCAGCTCGATCTCCGGGGCCTCACTGTAGAAAGCGAGCCACAGGGGGCGCAGGCCGTAGTAACTGCGGTACTGCTTGATCCGGTACCGGACGCTCTGGCCCTGATCGCTGATCGTAGGTACGAGCCAGCCGATCAGCGTGAGCATGGCGCCGACATCGCCGCAGGTCCAGGCGAAGCCCTCCCATTCTGCGAGGGAGGTGTCGAAGGCGCCGGCGACCACGTCGCCGATGCGGACGGCGCTGTATCCGAGGGTGACGGTCGCGCCGAGGGCGACAATGCACAGGCCGACGCGAACGGACCTGCGGGCGCTGCGGCGGGCCAGGCGCCAGCAGGCGCGGGCGAGGAAGACTTCGCCAATGGTGTAGGCCGTGACGTACAGGGTGAGGTACGCGGCGTACCAGTCGTCGTGCGCGTAGTAGAGCGTGAAGTCGATCGGATGCGGTGCGCTGGGTGTCAGCAGGGCGAACAGCACCAGCAGCCCGGCGATCACCGCGAGGCCGCCGCCGAGCCACCGGCGGCTGCGCCGGCGGGCGACCTCGGATGGGGACCCCCAGTAGGTGAGGACTACCTGCTGGCAGGCCAGGAGCGCGACCACGCAGCCTTGCGCGAGGGGCACGGAGAGGTTGACGGTGCCGAGCACCCGGTCGAGGTAGTTCCACATCGGCGTGATGGAGAACAGGAACGAGAGCCCGGACAGCAGGAAGACGGCGGCGAGCGCGGCCGAGGCAGGGTCGCGGCGCCGGGTGGGGACGTCCCGCAGGAGGCAGAAGAAGCCGAGCGTCGCGACGACGAGGCTGATGGGGTGGAGCAGATCCTTCACGGCCGGGCCTCCCGTCGGCGCAGCAGCGTGTGGGTGACGCGGTCCTGCACGTCGTCTCCGGAGGGCTCGTCGCTGCGCAGCCACCGGTCGATGATCTGGCGCTGGAGCAGCGAGGCGAGCTGTTCGGTGTCCCGCTCTTCGTCTTCGTCGTACTTGCTGCGGCCCAGCATCATCTGCACGGTGGCCGAGCCGATGCTGGTGAAGACCACGGAGGAGAGCGCGGACGCGGGCCTGTTCTTGTGGTGGCCGAGCAGCAGGTGGCTGAACTCGTGGGCGATGATGTGGTCCTGGTGCAGGACGCTGGTCCACGGGTCGTAGAACACGTGGACGGCACTCTCTGTAACGGCACACGCGCCGCACACTGAGGGTGCCTGCTCTCGCGGCACTAGGATCACCGCTCTTCCTGTGCGGCGAGAGACCTCGTCGCTGAGATCGCGGATATTGGTGACGTGCGGGAGCTTCAGCTCGGCCAGGAGGTCAGGCCGGCGCAGCCTACGTGCGGACCACATTGCGTTTCCTTGATCACTAACTGAACTGCTGCCGTTTACGCGCCAGTTGAGGGCGGCAACCCCTCAGATTTTCGTACGCTCTCAACGATGCCCAGGACGGCATCCTTTCCGTCCGCCGAGACGTCCGATAGACGAAGAAGAACGTTCTTGATCTTCGCGTCGCGCAACAATGCGAGCAACTCAAGCTCCTGCACTGTCTTTTCAGCGACGGTGTCATCAAACCAGTAAGCGGGATCCACGCCGAAAAACCCTGCGAGCGCTTCGAGGTGACGCTTCGTCGGGTTATCGCGCTGCCCCGTCCGTAGCAGCCACAGGTACTGCGCCGATAGCTTGCCCAGCCCGCGCTTCTCCATGAGTTCAGCCGCTTCAGCGTTGCTAAAGGGGCCGCGGTCGGGCGGGTGCACCGTGTCGAACAGGCGGTTAAGGCGGCTCATGAGCCCCTTGGGGTTCACCTGGCCTTCGGTCGGCTCTTTCATGATCCTTTCCTGGATGGACTTCGCGGTAACTTCAACCACCCTACCCCGCCATAAACACCAGTTGACGACATGATCCTTCGTATGGAAAGTTCTTCCTCACCAGCACGTTCCCGTGTGGCGCGTCCCGCCTGTTTCAGGCCGGCCTGTCCGTTTCTACCGACAGAAGTAAGCCGGGTGAAGTGGCACAAGACACATTCACCCAGCGGCATACGTCACGTCTGGCGGACCGTAATTGATCTTCGACTGGAAAGTGCGGGGCGAACGTGGACACACCTCACCCACATCGCAATTCCGCCGCGAGAGATTTCGGACACAATGACGCGGTCTCGGCGTTCGACGCAACCGTGGCAACGGTGCGCTTCAATGCCAGGGCGCTCCGAACCAAGCCGTGGGGGATCGGCCGTAGGGGCCGATCGTTCGGTAACTCTCTGGAATCAGTACAGAGTTTAAGAACCAAGTCTGGATCTTGACGCGGGTCCGTGCGTATGTTCGTTATCCCCGGGCAGCCCGCCTGGGCGGACGAACGTAAGGAGAACACGAGCACGGACCGGACCGCGAAGGTCCGCTAGACAGCGACGGCGCCCGGGAGCGGTAACTCACGGACGCCGAACGCTAAGCGGCACAACCGCCCCGGCAAGGGCGGAGATTGCCCACCATCACCACGCTGAGTCCTTGCGAGGGGCGCATCAGCGCGGCAACACTGCAAAGGGGAGTATCGCATGCCTCCTGCCCTGCGCAAAAGGCCCTTCCGCCTGGCCTGCGCGGCAGCCACCTCCGCCTCGGCGCCTCAGCGCCCCGAGCCGGACAGCACCATAGTGGCCCCGGCAAACCGCCGGGCCCATCCGCTCCTGGAGAGCGGCCGATGAGCAGCGAAGCCCGCGAGTGGGTGTGGGAGCACAGCTCCAGCCGAGGGGCTGCGCGGCTGGTCCTGCTGTCGATCGCCGACCGGGTGGCCGACGATCAGTGCATCTCCTGGGCCTCGTTGTCCAGTCTGGCGAAGCGCACGCGCGCGTCGGTCTCCACGGTGCGTGAAGCCGTCGAGCGCCTGCTCCTGGCCGGCGAGCTGGAGCAGCTCGACGACTTGGTCGGCCCGCAGCGCAGCACGGTCTACCGCATGCCTCTCGCCGCCGAAGCGGTCGCGCAGGCGCTGCGGGAGCAGCGGGAGGAAGAAGGCGATACGGCGGTAGCGGACGAGCCCGCTGCCCCCGCGCGGCTCCGGCTGTCGGCTCTGCGGCGGTACGGAATCCGTCCGCGTGAGGTGCCGGAATCCCCCGCGAGGGTCCGGAATCCGGCAGTACCGGAAACCGGCAAGTCGCGGCGGAAACCGGCACAGCGACGTACCGGCCACCGGCACAGCGATGTACCGGCTACCGGCACACAGAACCGTAGTGAACCTGATTTGAACCGGAGGTACAGCAGTGGTGGTGCTGCCGTCCTCTCGGCTGCCGAGTGGCAGGTCGACCCCGCCACGCACACCTGGGTCCGCCAGCAGGGGCACCTCGACCGTCTCGGCGAGCACGGCTTGCGGGCCGCCGACGCGAAGTGGCGTGCACACCGGGCGAGCCATGCTCCGAGGCCGGCGGAAGCCTGGGCTGCCGACTGGCGCTCCTGGATCGCCCGGGAGCACGCCCCCAGCCGCCCGAACCTCTACGCCGTGCCCGGCAAGAACGCCGTCGCGCCGGGGGGCATGACGCGGGCAGAGGCCCACACCGCCGCCCTGCTGGCCGCCGTGAACGAGCCGACCGGAACGGAGCAGTAGCCGTGGACCGCCGCGAAATCGCCGCCCTGCTGGCCTACATCGGCCGACTCGACCCCCGCACGATCCGCACCGACCAGGGCGAGGCCCGCGACCAGCTCGCCCAGTGGCACGAGCTGCTCGGCGACGTGCCGATGGCCACCCCGCATGGCTGGGACGCCCGCGTCGCCGCCCGCCAGCACATCCGCACCTCGCCGTACCAAATCCTGCCCGCGGACGTGGCCCGTCCCTGGGAGAGCTACCGACGCGACCGCCTGGCCCGGCACACCGATCCCGCGCCGTCCGCCGACCCGGACGACCAGGCCGCCTGGACCGCCGAGCTGGTCGGCACCCGCCGCGCCGTCGCCGCCGGCACCGCGCAGCCCGCCCAGGCCAGAGCCATCACCAGCGGTCGCGCCGGGATCGACCCGAGGCTGGAGGCGCGGCTGCGGGAGGTCGGCTCCTGCATACCGCCCGCCGCCCGCGCCGCCCTCGCGCCCTACCGGCCCGCCCGCGCCGCGCGTGAGGCGACGGTCGCCCAGGGGCAGCCCGACGCCTTGAGCGTGCGGTGCGAGTGGTGCCTGGCCCAGCCCGGCGAACCTTGCCGCCGCCGAAGGATCGGCCCGAACGCCGGGGTCCTGGCGCTCACCCCACGCGCCACCCCGCACCCCGGCCGCCTCGACCTCGCCGCCGCCCAGCAGGCCCAGCCCACCGAACGGGTCCAGCAGCCCGTCCTGGCCTGACTGGCGCATCTGGCGCGTGCATCCCGTCCGCTGCACCGCCATCTCACATCACCGTCCCGCACCGGCTGCGGCGCACGCCCACGCGTCACAGCCGGCACCCGACGCCGCACCCGCCGAGCACCGCTCCGGTCGGCCGGCGCGGCAGCACATCGGAGACCCGCCTTGCGCCACATCACCACCCACGACGCGCCGGCCACCGGCCTGCGCGGCATCGGAGACACCAGCTGGCACGTCCGCGGAGCGTGCCACGGCATGGACGTCGAGGACGCCGACGCCGTGTTCTTCCCCGGCCCCCGGGACCACGAGGAGATCGCGGAGGCGAAGGAGCTGTGCGGCTGGTGCCCCGTACGCCGCGAGTGCCTGGACTTCGCTCTGGAGAACGTCCTCAAGGAGGGCGTCTGGGGCGGGCTCACCGAAGCCGAGCGGCGCCCGCTGCACGACAACCTGCACCGGCGCCTGGACTACCGGCGGGTGACCGCCGTCTTCCAGGGACGCGACGTGCACCTGACGGAGGCCGAGCGGCAGGTCGTCATCGACCACGCCTACGTCCGGGGCTGGCAGCCCGACCGGCTCGCCGGCGCCCTGCAGATCAGCCACAAGCACGCCCGCGACCTGCTCCGCCAAGCGGCCAACAAGGTCTTCGACCGCGACCGCAATTACGGCGTGCCCCGCTCCAAGAAGAAGCGGAAGAAGACCTCCAAGGCCAAGGTCACCCCCGCACCCGCAGTTCCCGGCACTCAGCAGCCGACAGGCCGCCCGGCAGCGTCGACCCCGGCGCACGCCCTTCTCGGAAAGGCAGCATGACCCACCCCGTCCTCGCCTTCGGTGCTACTTCGGCCCTCCCCCTCGTCCTCGCCGCCGTCGTGCCCGCCGCCCTCGCGCTGACCGCCTGGGCCATCCGACGCCGGGGCGCCCGCTCGCAGAAACGTCTCGGCGGACCGGCGGTCAAGGTCGCCGCCATCGCCGCCCTGGGCTGCACCGCCTACAGCGCCGACACCTCGTGGCGCTTCGCGGCCGACTACCTCGATATGGCCGGCACCGCCGAGCGCGCCGGCATGTTCGCTGCCGCCGAACTCGCCTTGTTCGCCACCGCACTGATGGCACGCCAGAACCTGGCTGCCCAGGGCGCCCCCGGCCTACCGGGCACGCTGGTCTGGGTGATCACTACGGTGCAGGTGATCCCCGCCTACGCAGAGAGCGGCCCCATCGGCGGCACCGTCCGCGCCTTCGTCGGACCAGTCATGGCCGCGATGCTCTGGCACCTGGCCATGGGCATCGAACTGCGTTTGCGCACCCCCGGCGCCGCGTCGAACGGCCTGGTCGCCGTGCTGGGCCGGGAGGCACGCGAGCGGCTGCTGTCCCGCCTGGGCATCGCCGCGCGGGACCGCGACGCCGCGCAGATCACCCGGGACCGGGCCACCGCCCGAGCGGTCACCCTCGCCGCCCGCCTCGCCGAGCGCACTCCCGAGCAGCAGCGAAACCGACGCGGCCGGCGGCTGACCCGACGCCTGTCGAAGGCGGTCGGCAGGGCCGCAGTCGGCACCGATCCTCTCCAGCGGGCACAGCTGCTCGACCAGCTCGCCGCCCGGCGACACGCTCTCGCACTCGCCACGGTCGCCCTCCCTTCTCCGTGGGCCCCGGCGGGCACCGCATCGGTGGCCACGGTCCTCGCGCAGGCGGACCCCAATGTGGCGGCCCCCGCCTCCGGTCCCGACAGTTCCGACGAGCCGGTCCGGGACCGAGGACCGGGGACTGCTTGGGGACCGGTCCCCAGTGAGGCAGCTCCGGAGGCGGAGGTCGGGTCCGGGACCGAGGGAGGCGAAATGGGACCGCTCGCGGCGGCCAGCGGCCTTGAAGACGGTGCTGTCCCGGGGACCGGTCCCAGCGATCCAGAAGCCGCAGGGCCAGACGCAGTAGACACGAAGCCCGACCACAACGCACACGAAGCAGCAGCTCAGAGCGCGGATGGCCGGGAACCGGACCTCGCGACGTCCGGGACCGAGAGCACCGAGGACCGAGGACCGACCACCAGCGAGTCCGGGACCGACACCACCCAGGACCGAGGACCGACCACCAGCGAGTCCGGGACCGACACCACCCAGGACCGAGGGCACAAGGTTCCGCTCCGCCGGAAGTCGGTGCGGAAACCTCGCACGAAGAACAAGGACATGCGTGCCCGGTCCCGCTCGCGCCAGACGGAGCGCGCACGCGAGCTGGGCGAATCCGAGCGCCAGCTCGTCCACGAGGTACGCCCCCACGTTCCCGCCCTGCTCGAACGGGACGGCAACGCCGCGATCACCCGGGTGCAGCTGCGCGAGATCATCCGCCGCCAGGGCCTGACGGGGGTCGGCAACGACCGACTCGGCCTCGTCCTCCAGGAGCTGCGGAACGGAGACATCACCACCACGAGGAGCAACGTCCGATGAAGACCTGCCACCAGTTCAACACCGTCCGCGCGGAGTACGAGCGAGAGATCGGCTTCATGCTCGCTCACTCCGAGCGGCACGCGGGCAGGCCGGCGGCGAAGTCGAGCGCGAAGCAGGCCGCCTCGGCGAAGCAGCGCATGGCCCGCGCGCTCAGTAGCCACGTCGGGCGCTGCCCCGAGTGCGGCTGAAGCGGCCAAAGCAGCAGCACAAAGCCCCTATCCATCCACGGTGGTCCGGCTTCGCGCCGGGCCACCCCCCCTCTCGTGCACAGGAGTTTCACCATGACGACGGCGTCTGCGCCCGACCGCTTCGAGGACCGCTTGGTCTGGGCGTTCATGCACACCTTCCTGACCTATGGCTTCCTCCACTCGGCCGTCGACGGCCCGGACGGACAATGGTTCGTCCAGATCAGTCCCACCGAGCGCGTTCATCACCTCACCGACTCGGAGGACGCCTTCGACTTCGTGCTCGAAATCCTGGAGGTCATCCACAGCACCCAAGGAGGCGGGCAGTGACGGCCCCGCACTCCACCCCCGCCCCAGACGACAGTTCGCCGGACGCCAACTCGGTCTCGGGGCGAGCAAGTTATCGGCCAAGCTACTCTTCCCCGTCGGGGAAGGCAGCTTGGCCATCTCCCGCCCCGGGGGTGGCGGGAGCAGTCCAGCGCCAGGGGGCGCTGGACCGTCAGGCGGCGACCGAGGGCGGATCGCGGCCAGGGGTGGAGGAGCAGCAGCGAAGCGGCGCGAGCACCGCTCCAGCGTCCACCACTCGTAAGCGCTCCCCCCAGAAGGCCAAGCGTGCACGCATCTGCAACATCCGTCTCAACGACGACGAGTGGAGTCGTCTGACCATCGCAGCACGTACCTCGCGCAAGACCCTGCCCGCCTACCTTGTGCGCGCCGGTCTCGCCGCCGCAGACGACGCCGAGAACACCGCTGCGGTCATTGCGGGCCACCGGGACCTGATAGTCGAGCTGTTCGCAGCGCGCCGTCATCTCGGGCAGGTCGGCAACAACTTGAACCAGGTCGCCCGCGTCCTCAACAGCGGCGGACAACCCGCGGAGCTCGACGCCGTCGTTTCGGCGGTTCAGCGAGCGGTCGCTCGCGTGCAGGCCGTCACCGACCGGCTGCTGGCACAGGATTGACCGAGTTGCTCATGCAGACCACGGTGCTCTGCCGGCCAGCAGGCTTCGGATGTCGCGCCGGACAGCTTCCTGGAACTGGTCGCGCAGCGGGCAGACCTCGTCCTTCAGTGCGAGGAGCGCCGGGGTGGCCTCCGCTGCCGTGGTCTGCAGCACGCGCGGCAGGTCCCTGCCCGTGTCCTCCGTCGCCACCAAGTACTCGGCGTACAGCTCCGTACGCCGCTCCAGCAGGCGCATGACCGCCTCCCGACGCCAACGCCGCCGGTCCACCAGGACCGTCGCACCGGCCCCCAGCAGAACTCCAAGCAGCACGGCAAGCCACGATGCCCAGCTCATCCGTGAGCACTTCCCGCACCGCGCGCGTGGAACGCCTGCTTCCCACACTGCCCATCCCCGTTGATCAACCGGTCGAGGACAGCAGCATGATTCCCCGGGTCCAAAAGCGCGGCCAGCGGACCATCGGCCTCCTGTACTACCTCTACGGTCCGGGCAAGTTCGAGGAGCACACGGACCCGCACCTGGTCGCCTCCTGGGACCACAACGCACCCGACCCCGGCCGCGACGCCACCGCGACCCTCAAACAGCTCCAGCAGCTCCTGGACCAGCCCGTCGAGACCATCGACCCGTCGCAACGCCCGAAGAAGCATGTGTGGCATCTGTCCGTGCGCAATGGCGGCGAGGACCGGATCCTGTCGGATGAGGAATGGGGGGATGTAGCCCGCCGGATGGTCGCTGCTGCGGGGATCGACGACCCCGCGGCTGGAGCGGGCTGCCGGTGGGCTGCTGTGCGGCACGCTGAGGACCACATCCACATCGTCGCCACCCTCGTCCGTGAAGACGGGTACAAACCCGACCTCGACAACGATGCTCACCGCGTCCAGGCCGAGGCCCGCGCCCTCGAAGCGGAGCTGGGTCTGCGGCGCCTCAACAAGGGTGACGGCACCGCGGCGAAGCGACCCACCAGCGCCGAACGCCACAAGGCCGAACGCCAGGGCCGCGAGCGCACCGCACGCGAGGAGTTGCGCGAAACCGTACGGCGGGCGGTGGCCGGTGCGAGGAACGACGAGGAGTTCTTCGACCGGCTCGCCGCCGCCGGCCTCCTGATCCGCAAGCGCGTCGCGCCCTCCGGAGACCTGCTCGGCTACAAGGTCGCCCTGCCCGACGACTTGAACAAGGACGGTGAGCCGGTGTTCTTTCCCGGCGTCCGCCTTGCCCCCGACCTGTCGCTGCCCCGCATCCGCGAGCGCTGGACCGGTGGAGCCCAGGACATTCCAGCAGCCGGGGAGGAGGCGATCCGTACGGGGCCGGGCGGTCCGGCCTCCGCGCGCCGCGGGACGGCGTCGGCGGTGTGGCAGGCCGTGTTCGTCGTCGAGCACGGCGAGGACGGGGTGGCCGCCGCACACATCGCCGCGGCCGGCGAGGTCCTGGACGCCCTCGCGAAGACCTCAGCTGCCCACACCCGCCGCGAACTGCGCGACGCGGCAACGGTTTTCGAACGGGCCTCGCGCTCTCACATCCGCGCCGTACGCGGGCACGATCGAGCCCTGCGGCAGGCCGCCCGCGACCTTGTCCAGGGCGGCCCGGCCCTCGGCCGCGGTGAGGACGGCGCCACCACGGCGATGGCGATCGACATGCTGTTCTTCCTGATCACCGCCGCCGCGCACTGGCATGCCCGGAAGGGGCATGCCCAGCAGGCCGAGGCCGCCGCCCGCGCCGCCGAGCACCTGCGCACCGCCTACCGGGCCGCCGCCGCGCAGCCGCTCGGTGTGCTCTACCAGCGCGGCCGGCGTCTGAGCCGGCCGGTGCTCCAGCGGCAGACGGTGCTGCTGCGTGAGGCGCTGCCGGAGCTGGCCGAGCAGATCCTCGCCGAGCCCGGCTGGTACGCCCTGGCCGCGACGATCGCGGAGGCCGAAGCCGCCGGCCACGACCCGGCCGCCCTCCTGTCCGACGTTGCCGCACGGCGCGAACTCGGCACTGCTGACTCCGTCAGCGACGTGCTCGTGTGGCGGATACGGCGGACCGCCGACCTGCCCGCCGACGCCTCCCACCTGCCCGAGACCAGCACGGCAGGGAACCGGTCCACGACACGCGGGACGACCACCAGGCCCTCCGCACCCGGCAGACGACGCAGCGCAGAAGAGAGCCCGCGGCAGACCCGGTAGGGCCGCCGGATGCCGGGACAACGACGTGCGATCAGGCCCGTCGTGACGGCACCGCCGCCCTGCTGACCTTGCCGGAAGGGCTGTGGACTTTGTGAATTGAAACCACCGGTGGCGTGGGGCACGATCATGAAGCGCGCAGGACGAGGTGACGAGGTAGAGGAGGATGCCAGGGTGTTTCACCGGATACGCCGCAGGGCCAAGGAGCCGAGCCAGGCTCAGAGGCAGTTCGCCGAGCTGTACGCGCAGCTGCAGGGCCAGGTCCCGCCCGGCTTCGGAAGTCCGGCGCCTGAGCCGGAGGCCGCCGAGCCGGCCGCCGTCGTGGACGACTTCCTTCCGCCGGAACTGCGGGTGCCGAGTCACGACCAGGTCGAAGGCAGGATGATGCCCTGGGCGCAGCCCCTCGTTCTCGACGGCGAGATGGCCGTCTGTGCCGAGTGCGGCGCGTACCGGGACTGGCTCATCCTCTCCACCCGTGGCGAGATCTGGCTGCGCTGCCGGGCCGGCCACCAGCAGCTGGAGACCCGCATCGACACCGCCTGGTACAACTGGCACTCCGGACCGGCGGACGCGACGTTCGCGACGTTCGAGGACTGCCTGCGCCACCTCGGGCACTGACAACCACTCCTACGACCCCACCGGGCCCGCGGGCCCGCACTGACCACCCGCCGCCTAGCCTCAAGGGGTCAGTTCCGTCATGCGCGTTCGCGTCGCCACCACCGCACTCGGCATCACCGCCGTCCTTCTCGCCATGCCCGCCTGCTCCACCGCCACCACCGGGTCCAAGCAGCAGACCTCCTCCCGTACGGGAAAGCCGACCGAGGCCGCCCAGGACCCGGCCGTGCTCTCCTCGGCCGTGCTCGGGGCTCGCCTGCTCGACCAGAGCGACCTCGGCAGCGGCTACCTGCCCAAGCCGGAGCGTCCGGCCCAGCACGACGACGTCACCATCATCGGCTGTCCGGCCCTGAGCGAGCTGGGCGGGGACGCAGCGACTGGCGGCACGCTCGCCTTCCCGAACAAGGCGAAGGCGCGCTTCACCTACGGCGGCAGCTCCTTGGAGATCTCCGAGGAGCTGTACAGCGACTGCGCGAAGAAGCTCTCCGACGGCATCACCCGGATCTTCGACGCCATGACCGGCTGCCCGACCTATCAGGTCGTCCCGGACGGCACCCCGATCGACGTGACCTCGCAGAAGCTGCCCGCACCCCAGCTCGGCGACGAGCAGTGGAGCCAGCTCCTGACGTTCACCTCCGGGGGACGGAGCACCGTGGTCAAGCAGACCGCGATCCGCGACGGCAACCTGCTGCTGGTCGTCTCCGGCTCCCCGGCCCTCGTCGACCGCCACCTCGACAAGGCCCTCGCCAAAGCCACGGCAACGGGCTGACCCGCGTGCACGCCACACTGCTGCCCCCGACCACCGCAGGTCGGGGGCAGCAGCGCGTTACTGGATGGCTCGTCGAGCGGCGCGAGCGGCTTGGCCTGGTACCCAGGCTCGGCCCTGCCGGGCTGTACGTAAAACACGCTCGGGAAGCAAGAAAGTCCGGCACCCCAACTGGGGGTGCCGGACTGCGATCGTCGAGAAATACGAGCTGGGCGTTAGATGGCCGGCGCGCGCAGGAGGCGCTCCCGGGTGGCCTCGGGCAGCACCCTCCGCAGGACCGGTGCGGTCGAGCTGAGGGAGGCGGCGAAGGCGGCGACGAGATCGTGCGGGACGCTCGCGGCGAACGATGCCGCCCACAGACACGGTGCGCCGAGCGCGGGCTCGGCCCACGCCTGCCATCCAGCTGGTCCCGTCTCGTCGCCCTCGGCAGACAGAGCCCGCGGGTCGGTGTCCTGGATGAGGGGCGGGACCTCGCCGAGGCTGATGTGCGAGGTGAACGTCGGGTCCGTCGCCGCCGCCTGGGGCTGGTCGATGTCGCGGAGCCATCCGTGGGCTGCGACAGCGTCGAGGACCAGCTCAGGTCCGGCGAGCGGCACGGCAGGCTGGTTGCTTGCGTCGAGCGCGACGAGGAAGTCGACCACCGCTTCGCCGGGGACATCGCGGGTGAAGTAGGCCGACCACTGGGCGAGCGGGCTGCTCGCCTCGGCTCGGGCGGAGATCTGCCAGGCGATCGGCAGCTCCCCCAGGTGGAACGGCTCGTCCGCCAGACTCCACTGGGCCCAGCGCAAGGCGTCGGAGCTGATATGCAGGACGGTGCTGCGCAAGACCTGGCGGTCCTCCGGGGCCTCGTCCGGCTCATGCCGTCCACGGACGATCGTCAGACTCGTCCAGCCCAGGCCGCCGAGCGCGTCGGCGACGGCGTCGTAGAGCCGTCCATCGTCACCAGCCAGGTGCCGGGGACCGACCCAGAACGCGGGCTGGCCGCCGCACGGGCTGGACGGGTCGGGCGGGAGGTTGGGGTACAGGGGCGCCTCCAAGGGCTCGGTGTGGGGCTAGTTGCCGCCGGCGCGGCGGCGGGGGCGGCGCGGGGGCGCCTGGACGGGGCCCTGCCACGTCAGCTCGATGGCGACCTCCTGCGGAAGGTGGCCGAGCTGGGCGTCCGGGTCCGGTCCTTCGGCGAGGTAGACGACGGTCTGGCCGGTCTCGTCGACCGACTGCAGGACCTGCGCCAAGCGGTGCGCCATCGGGAAGTAGGGGTTCATGGCCTGGCGGACCAGAGCGCTCCGGTCGCAGCCGGACAACAGGTCGATGAGATCGCCGACGGTCATCTCGGGGGATGTCACGGACAGCCTCCTGGCTTCAGGGAGAACGCGGGCGGTGGAACGGGCCGGCCTTCGTACGGCCAGCACTCACAAGGCGGGGACCACGTGTCGGTGTCCGCGCCGTCAGAGGCGGCGCGAGGTCTCCAGCACACGCGCGACGGCGGCGGCGACGATGTCGGCCGGCGTCTCGGTATCGAACGACAGGTGGTAGCCACGGACCTTGGCGGTTCCGGTGACAGCGATCTTCCATCCCTCGCCATCCGTGCCGGGGCGGCCGAGCGGGAACCAGCCCAGGTAGAACCGGCCGTCCTTGCTGCTGACGTGTACATCCGCGCGGTCATCGACGATCAGGTGGAAGTCCTCGGCGGAGAACTGGTCCATGACCACGGTCGGCTGGCCGGGACCGAGTTGCCACTCCCGCGGTCGCAGGGCTTCGACGGTGGTGGAGAAACCGGGACCCGCAGGGGCTACGGTCAC